AGGTTGGTCGATGGGCCATTGGTCTCAAGTAGAGACTGAGGGGCATACTGACCAGCTTCGCGCATGGCAGCTTCTGTGTTTTCTAGTAGCTGAGCGATAGTCGAACGCTTGTGCGAATCCTTGATCGATGGTAGATCTGGATGCTCAAGAACTGGACCCCACTTCTTTTGAATCTCTTCGTTGATTAGCATTTAATTAACTCCCTTGTTTTCCTGTTGGGTTATACAAATAGTATTTATATAATCTACTTCTTTGTTGTTTGCGAAATTGCTTTTACATAATGAGACATGGTTCCAGTTGTGGGCTGGGCATTTTCTTCATCGGAATTATCTTCAGTGGCTTCGGTTAGAGTGGCAGCATTTGACACTTCTTTCTTACCTTCGCTGAAGAATGATTCCTTGATAACATTTAGCTTCTTGGTGAACTCGCCAGCATCAGCATACTCGATGCCCTCAACTAACGAACGGAGCTTTTCCTGCTGTGTAAGGGGAAGAGCTTCGACAGCTTCAGCAAAAATATTATCTACTTCAAGTGAATCAACATAATCTGTTAGTTCAACATTCTCCTTAACGACATCATTAATCTTCTTCTCTAGCTCTGCGACGTGCTGTGTTAGTTCAGATACTAGATCGATCTTGTCGTCTGGGATTTCTACATAGTTCTCGGCGAATAGATTCTTAAGACCACCAATGAAGTCATTAACAACCTCTGCCTTCAAACCTGATTCGATAGCAATTTCGTTATCGCTAACCCATTGTTCTACTGCATATGAAAGATACTTGTCAACATTTTCTGTAAGCTGAGTTACCTTATCCTCTAGAGCTTCTTCGAGCTTGGTCTCAAACTCTTCCTCTAGACGGGCAACTTCTACATATACGCGAGTGTTTAGTGCGGCTTCAAAAATAATCTTAGCTCTATCGCGAATTTCTTCTGATAGTTCCTGGCCATCAAAGATCACTTCCATGTCTTCAGCAGCAACCTGTGCGCCTGAAGAACGGGGAGCTTCGCCAGAGGCATCGTCTGTAGCTGTACCAAGGCGGCGAGTTGCCTTTGACTTCTCGGCGGATAGACCATCGGTCAAACCCTTATAGATGTTGCCGATTTTTCCCTTTGGCATACCGCTCATGATTTCAATGGTAGCACTGAGTGCTTCAGCCTTTGTGGCGAAAGTATTAGGTGTTTCGCCATTTGACTTATCAGCAGAACGACCCTTATGTCCATCCATAGCAATTGGATCGACTGTTTCATTGTCACCGCCAGATGCCTTGAACTCTACTAGTTCCTCATTATCCTTATTAATAGCCATAACTTCTTTCTCCTTTGAGACCTTTTGAGATACTATACTTATTTATAATTAATTAGTTCTTATAGTGATTTTAGAAACTTATTGAACATCCGAAGTGAGTTCTCATCGATCTGATTTACCGTCATCTTCTTCATTTCTTTCTTAGCTTCATGTACCATTTCAGCTGCCTGCCATGTGCCTGCGGCAACGTCATATACCCATTCTGTGTTCTCCATAACGCCACGAACGAAAGCTTTATGAGCAGAAGGATCGGCGACAATATCAGCAGCAGTAGCAAGCATAAAGTCGTCTTGGACTTCCATGATACCACCATTTGACTTTAGTGTACCCATACCGCGTGAAGAAACGCCAAGGTTGGCACCTTCATCTAGTAGGTTCATTACGATATTACCCATAGGGGTATCAGTGATCTTAGCCTTGCCAATGAAGTCTGAACCTTCCTGGCGTAGTGACTTGATCATGTGTGATACACGATCTAGATTGATTGATGGACCAGCGGGATGGCCAAGTTCACCATAAGCACGATTGGTCTCAATGAGTTCCTTAGTATAGCGAGCAACTTCTTTAGCAAGAATCTTTGACTCATAGATACGACCATTCTTATTAGGCTTATCACCCATAAGAAATACGCCTTCGATGAAATAGTTCTTGCGACCATCTTCCTTAGCTTCTTTAACTAAGCTTAGTTTCTGGTCGAGTATTTCGCAAATAAGCTTCATTGTAGTTCCTTTATGCTACGTTGCCAATAGTTTGTTTACCAACCTGAATCAATATTGACGCAGCTGCATCTGCAGTATTAGCGACAATGTTTGCTGCTGGAAATTCACCACCTAATGTAGTGCCATTACCAGAAAAGTCAAACGTGTTATTGGTATTAGAAGTTGTGAATACTAAGTTAGCACCGCGATAGATGCTCCAAACGCCAGAGCTTATCATCTTAGTAACTACCATGCTCTGTACATTTTCTGCAGTAGCATTGATGTTGCAGTTAGTTAAAGTGATTACTAGATTAGCACCAGCTGATCTAAACCAAGCATGACCTGCAGGTCTATTTTGATATGAGGTAGCCATTTATTATGCTCCCTTCTTTGTAGCAAATGTCTTCATAGCTTTTCTCGCAATCTTCTTTACGCCTTCTTCTGACTTTACAGGAGTTTTTGGCTTTCTAATGCCCTTTTTCCAATCTTCCTTGGAAACAGCATCTTTACCATGAATTTCTTTATGAGTATAGTATTCTTCATCATCTTCACTTGGAGCAGGAACAGTGGCTTCATCAAGTTCGACTTCTTCCTTGGCCATTGACTGTTCGCCATTGCCCTTGAAAGCTGATGGCTTGGCAATATTGTTATCGTCCTTGCCGCCTTGATTACCTTCTGGTTCATCTTCTTCTTCGTCGTCATCACTCTTTGAGTCATTGATTTCTTTTGAGACTGCTTCAATAAAATTATGAGCAAGTTCTAACTTTTCAATAACATGCTTTTCTAATTCTGTATCGTCCTGAAGATTTTCAAACATCTCAGCTGACATCATAGCGATGTTTTCTAGCTTTTCTCTGACACCGTTTACAGTTTCATTTTCTTCATCACCAGAGTTGTTTGTTTTTTCATTCTCGGCACCATTATCGGTTGCCATTGCTGAGTCGCCAGAAAATCCTGGATTATCAGATGTTGCAGGAGCAGGTGACATTGGTTCGCCAAGTTCTGCAATGTATGTGAAAGCAGTCGTTTCATTTAGTGCGGGAATATCATTCCACTCTACATTTTCAGAATGAAAGTTACCGGCATCCATCTCTGCCTGATGCTTATCGGCCATATGTGATGCAGCTTGCTTACGATCAGCAGTGGTGAACATCTTGTGCCAAGGTGTTTTTACATCGCCATGTTGTTTTGAATAGCTCTGTGCTGCACGATCAGCGTGATAGCCCCAAAGTTTCTTTGCTTTCTCATGATCATAGCTGCCCTTCTTGAACTTTTTTTCTAAGTTCTTGGCAACAGGCACATGACTGTTTCTGTATAGATGACGATCATTATCAGCATGAAGTGATAATTCGTGTGCGGCATCTGACATTGGTTCGCCAGCTTCAGCAATCGCATAGCTAGAAAACTTTTCGATAAGCTTTCTCTTGATTACACTTTCATAAGTGTTCTCATCTCCGCCTGTTTTATAATCGGCTTTACGAGTATTGTCTTTATTGACCTTACCACCCTTGAAGCGAGCATTATTAGACTCAGCATCATCAGCTGGATAGTCACTAACTTCTACTGGATGCTTGGCAGTAAACTTCTTGGTAACTTCCTTAGCAGCCCTGCCCATGGCATAAGGCGTAAGATCGATCTGCATAAGCTTACGAGCTAACTTCCTTGGTTGTGAAGGAATAGCCATTTCTGTATCTTTATCCTGTGTTGGCATTTTATTCCTCTGAGTTAAAAAGTGTTTTGCCGACTTCAATCTTCTTAGCGGCAAGAACTTCAGCAACCTTTTCCTTCATATAGTCGTCGACGGACGCTTGAATCTTAACTACGTCGCCGTCAATAGCGTAATCAATAATATCTGAAACGGTATGTTCTGCCATATTAATCTCCATGTATTCTATTTATATTTATATTACTTTACTGACTAATCTGTGGTTCTTGAGGACCAGAAGATGGTTCACCAGGTGGCGGTTGCTGGCCAGGTTGACCTTGCTGATCAGGAGAAGTTAGCATCTGAGCTTGCTGCGTCTGTACGATCTGCTGATCAAAGTTCTTCTGCTGATCTTCCTTCATTTCCTTATCCATTTGCTCGATGTCTTCATCGGTCAACTGTAGGATGTTCTTACGAATCCATTCCTCAGAGAAATACTTACCGACATAAGGGTCCATCATTGCAACGGTATTCATGCGTTCACGTACGATTTCCTGATCCTTTAACTCAGCGAAGTAGTTGTCCTGCTGGAAGTTAAAGTGAATCTTATTCCTGATCTTTGGCCATTCTTCATCAGCAATAACACCAGTTAATACTAACTGCTTCTCGAGAACCTTATAGAATAGCTCTGAGAACTTAGTGCGTAAACGAAGGATGAACTTCTGGAACTTAAGTTCATCGCGGCTAATCTCTGATGAACGACCAAGGTTAAACCCACCTTCACCTTGTAGGCGTGATGTGGGAACATTAAGTGACTGATATAATTTCTTTTCGAAATATTCAACATCAGACATTTCGCCGAGGTTTCCACCTGATGCTAATGTCTGTACCTGAGTACCACCACCATCACTGCGACGTGGGAACCAATAGTCATCTAGCATGGTAAGGAACTTACGATCGTCTCTTACATTACCTGTTGTAGCATCATACACTAAACGATTCTTATGCTTAACCATCATATCACGGACATACTGTTCAGCCTTCATCTTAGGAAGGTTGCCAACGTCAATGCTAAAGATACGACGTTCAGGTGCGCGAGCAATACGATAAATTACTGTGGCATCTTCAAGGATGCGTAATTGATTGAGTGGCTTAATTGCTTTATGCAAATAACCAAGTACGATCTTATTATCCTTATCAACTACGCCTGATGTTACATGTAGGATAGAATCCTTTGCAATTTGCACACCCTGATTATCCATACCAGTGGCGGAAGCTCCCTTGAAGCCTCTTTCATTATACATGTAGAATTCGCTGTCTGTTACATTAGTATATACCATGTCCTTACGAATACGCTTAACAGCGCGGATCTTACGGATCTTACGAGGATCAATGTAACGTAATTCTTGAATACCAGAGCGAGGATCATTAACGTCGATCATTACATGATAG